GCCCCATGCCTTGAGCATGTTGCTGTCGGCGAGTTGCTGATTGAGCTCATTGAGCTGAGTATTTGCCTTGTGGAGTGCCTCTTCCCACTTGAGCGTCTGGGTTGCATTCTCTCCGTACAACTCTTTCGAGGCATTCAGCATGTTCTGACAATACTCGACCTGCTTCCGCTGAGCCTCGATTGCCCTTGTCAGCTCCTTCGCTCTCGCGCTTGCTTTCTGTTGAGACGATGCATTCCTATCGAGGGCGGATTGTGCCTCTTTGACTGCGGCTTGGTATGTCTTCGTCTGCTGTATGATATTTTGCATCTGTCGGCGATATTCCGCTTCGCCGTCTATACCAATGCGTTATAGTCGAGGGCCGATATTAACAGCCATCACAAACCACCCCCTTACTTTAGCCTTATGATTTCCTCATAAGTCAGTTTCTTCGTCTTTGCCTTCTGTTTCGCAGAGCCCCTGTAAATTGAAAAGCAGGAAATCATATCGAGCATGGAACCGTATCTCATGCTCATGACTTCCTGCTCACTCATGTGGAGCATATGTCCGTAAAAAACGAACCATGCTCTTGTCAGTTTTACAGCTCTCTGCTTACTGCGTTTTTTTCTGTCGGTTCGGTCTCGATTTCGATGCCGGAGTCTTTCGCTTCCTGCTCGACGACCGCTTTCATGAGTTTCATATACTCGCTGTTCGGTAAGCCCATGATGTCCGCAGACTTGAGCGGAGTGCCGCCGTGAAGGTCGCAATATGCTTTCGACATGATGAGGGCTTTCTGGATAATGGCGCGAGTAACGGATACATTCTGGTGCTCGCATACATAGTCATCATATTCGCAGTGCGCCCGTACCGAGTAAAAGAGACCGTATTCTTTTCCGTTAAGTTCTACCATAGCTTTATCGTCCTTTCTGTGTGGTTATCAGTTGCCGCCCGTTCCGCTCGTGATTCCCAGAGCCGCATTAAGAGCCGCCTCTGCCGCTGCCTCGGTCTCATACTCTGTCTCGGAGACCTTGAGCCATGTGTGCTTTGCGTCGTCACCGCGATGGATCCGAGCTGTGAGCTGCTGAGTCTGATAGTTCTTGGACTCTTCCTGAGTCTGCGCAGACCGGCTGAGCTGATTGAATTTCGTCTTAACGATGATTGTCGGAACATAGGTCACAACACCATCCGACTGATAACGCGTGATATAGCCGATGCCCTTATAGCCTTTGTTCTGGTCATCGTTATAATTCAGGAAGCCGTCTTCATCCGCTGTCGGAAGTCCCTGAATAGACTTCTCGGCATTTGCCTTGAGACCGTCGACCGTAAGCGTTGCGGTTCCGGATGTGAATGTGCCGCCGTCGCTCTCCGCGAGCTGATTGTCTGCGTAAAATCCGTTGCTGTCGGATTCGTCAACGGAGATTTCAACACTGACACCACGAGCAAGGCTCATGCCGTTACTGTATGAAATTACACCTGCTGTGCAAGCGTAATCTGCAATTTTCGGCTTACTATAGCCTGTAATTACTCTTCCTACTGCTGACATAGTTTATATTCCTTTCTGGGTTAGATACCCATGACTTTGCGAGTTTCCTCGTCGAATTGTTCTTTCATTTTCTGTTCTGCCGCCTGCCGACTTGAGCGGATAGCCTTGGCAATTGGATGGCGTGCACGCATGAACGATGTTCCGCTCTCGATGGAACGAAGTATCATCGCGTTCGGCTGACCAAATGGCCAACGTTCTGTAACCATAGTGTTATAACCGTCAACGCCGATTTTGACATGGAGAAACCCCGCTTGATTTCGAAATTTTGCAATTCCGAGACCGTCGAGAATTCCCTCTTTTTGGTCAGCTTTCAGCCCTTCGAGGTAGTTATGTCTCCCGTATTTCTCAATGACCGGAATTGCGCTGATTTCGGAGGCGCACGCGTCAATGACCAAAGCCGCCGCCGGATAGACTGACCGCTTAATCATTTCCTCGGTGTTTAGGTGCATTTTCTGAAGGCTGTAGATGTACTCGTCGAGCTCACTCGCCGGCTTTATCGTCCACCTCATAACATCACCCACTCCCACGAGTAATGGATTAATCCGGTCTCATCCTCGTACTGTACGGACGCGAGCGTCCACCGCTCCATGTTGGCATTGAGCACGTTCTGGAAGCCGTCAACGCATGGGTCAAACTCGGTCTTCGTGTAGAAGTCGAGCGCACCGGAGATAGCCTGCTCGCCTTTGGTGTCATCCGTATACAACGAGTCATCTTCTCCATCTTCCATCCATACGGCATATGGTGGCGCAACTCGGTCGGATTTCCGGTAGTGGTAGGTCTTTCCGAGTACGTCACCGAAGAGGATTCCGATGTTCTGGAGTTTAGTGTTCAGCGACATCATAGTTTTCCTCCAATCTGCGGAGCGTCAGGTCGACGACCTTAAGCCCGTCATCGTCGAGCGTGGGTTGTACGTTATCAATCCGATACTGCTCATCGCCAATGACAACCACATCACCGATACGGACCGGCGTGCGCCAAATACGGATGATTCTGTCGATTTGTTGGTCGACCCCCATTGCCGCATACTGACGCGAATACGAAATCATTCTGTCCTCAAAAGCCCATTCATAATCACCGTATTCATGCAGGGTCGGGTTCGGCATTTCGCCGTTCTCCGCCGAGTCCGTCACGGTGTAGATTCTGCATGTGCCGCTGTCCATCATGTGTCGCCACCGCCCTTCTCAGCCATGAGCCTGTCATTGAGTGCGCTCCTCAGCATCCTCGGCATCTTATCTTCGCCCTTCGGGTTGTCCGCCTTGCGCTTGCGGTAAAGGTAAGCCGCGTACATAATGACAAGGTTGTTATCCCTCGCCGTATCCATAAGCCAGATGCCATGTTCTGCGATGCGCTCCTTTGCGACCTCGATAAGATGAAGCAGATAATCGTTGACCGTCGGAGACGGCTGTTCAAGGTCTGCTCTAAGCAATGCAAGCATTTGCTCGTCTGTCATATTTTCCGCCTCCTAACGGCAACAATGTTAATTAAGTCTCGCTACTGGATGATGAAGACTGAGCCGGTGTGTTTGCCGCATCAGCCGCAAACGTGATGCCGGATGTTGTCGGGGCCGTTGTTGTAATGGACATGACTGCAAATGCCTCCGCGATGACCGGAGCTCCGTCATAACGAGCCGTACCTTTAAAGACGGTCTGGTCTTCGACGAATCTGTAATGCTCAGACTGTCCGAGCTGTGTGCCTGCACGCTCTGCAAGCAGATATGCGGAGCCGTAACCGCAGACGATGTTGCCATCCGGAATGAACGGCAGCTCGATGATTGTGCCGCCGATGACCGGCATCTCGCCGCCGATGCCTGCGACTACTGCAGCATTGAGATTCTTATCCATGCTGTTGACGAGCAGGTCAACATGAGTCTTTTTGTTCATAATCCAGATAAGGCCATCATTGAAGTAATCGTTGATGATAGCCTTTGTGTTGCCGACAAGCTCTTTGAACAGGTTGAGGCCTGTTGCGCCGGTTCCGGTCTTAACGTTGGATGTATGCAGGTCAACCCATGTGCGAGCTGTTGCCGGATAATCGGACGGAGCAGATGTCTGCGCCAGTCTGGTTACGATGCCGAGCGGCATCTTTGTGCCTGTGCCGTAGACGATCGCCTTGTCGAGTGCCTTGGCGATGGAAACGCCGATTGCTGTGAGCAGCTCGTTTGCAAGGTTAAGGTCGGAATCCTCAAGGACTGCATTGCAGACTGCAAAATAGCCGCCGACCTTGTAGCCGTCAACCTCAACATTATTGAATCCGAGAGACAGCTCGTTAAGCGTTGCACACATCTCTGTCCAGACGCCTTCCGGAATCGTGCCCATGATATTCTGGCGAGCCTTGCCGCCAACCCTCTGAAGATTAACGCGGCTTGCAAGTTTGCTGTTTGCTTCGACGATCTGACGAAGAATCGGAAGCATGACTTCCGGAATCGTAAGACCGACGTTCGTCAGTGCTCTCTTCTCCTTGATGCACTCGCGTGCACGTGCAAGGAATGTTTTTACATCTTCGTTTCTGAGCAGTGCGGAACGCTCCTGCTCGCTGATGGCGTATAAGCCTGTTCTTTTGATCATTTCCGGCATAACAATGCTCCTTTCTGCCTTTTCTGTTTCCGGTTCCGGCTTAACCTCTGCCGGTTTTGCTTCCAGTTCGTTAAGCTCAGCCTCAAGGTCGCCACAAGCCTTCTCGAGGTCTGCTACCTTCTCGCCATGCTCTTTTTTGTCAGCCTCGTACTTGTCAATCTCTTCCTCGACAGCGGCCTTTTCTTCGTCTGTCTCGGCTTCCTCGATTGCAGTAGCCAGCTCAGCCTCGCGGGTCTCAAAATCCGCGTCTTTCTTGCGCAGTTCTTCGAGCGACTTCTTCGTGTCGTCAATCTTGCGCTTCAGCATCAGGGCTTTCAGTGCCATGATTAAGCCTCCTTTTCATTGATTCACGCCACGCGGTGAGCTGTTTCGCATGAATGTCCTCAAGTTCGCGTTTCCTCGCTTCGATGCTTGTCGCCTCGTAAGCGGGGAACACGACCGGAGAAACCTCATAGAGCGGGTCGACGCGCGTGATTGTCCAGTGTACGGAACCATCCTCTCTGACGGTTGTTTCCTGTCCGTCTGATGGGATTTCAAAACCGAAACTGCAACCTGTAATGTCTCCCCGCAAGATTCTATGGTATGCATCCATAGCCTGCGTGTCGTTCTGGTTTATAGTGATACAGCCCCACAAACCTATATCTGTATCTCTGAGCGTCAAAGTTCCGGCACTCGTACGCCCGAGAATAATATCTGTATTGTGGTTATATAATGCCCTTACGTCGCCCTTGCACGATTCAGCGAACGCACCGCGCGCAATGCTCTCGGTAGCATTGTCTGCGATGTGATACACATCGTCGTATCGAGCGAAGTAGCCCTCGAGATAGATGTTTCCATCATCTCCAGAGCGGGTTGACATTTCATGCATTTGCAAACATCGTTTTTCCATGTTTGTTACCTCATTGCGTGTTATTCAGCTTTTTCTGATTCCCTATCATGTCGATTGGAATATAATTCTCGAGCACCTTCAGCTCGTCCAGCCCATCCCTCGGGTCAAGTCCAATCTTCGAGCGTGCCTCGTTTCCGTCAACGATTCCTCGGTCGTAATATCCGCCCATGACGTTTGCGACCTGAGACAAATCCCACGACAACAGCGACCATCTGTTAAATTCCAGATACCACTTCGGATTGATGATTAAATCCCTCGTCATGGTCTGCTGGAGGATTGTGGCGATGTCCTTTATCGTGGTATTAATGAAGTTGTTCCACTCGCTCTGACTGAATTCGCCAACACCAAGCAAAAATGCCGGACACGAAAGAATCGAGGCGATTGTCCGCTTGTCGAGCTGTACCGCGTCATTAATAGCCAGGTCGGCAAGTGACAGCGGACGAACTTCCTTAACATCAAAAGCCTCTGCCGGAATGAGCCACGGTTCACCTATCTCCGTGGTCTTTATGTAGCTGTCGAGGAGCTTCTTACGTCCTTCCGGACTTGCAAACTCATCCGTTAATGCATCGACCTTAACAACGATCGAGGGCTTCCATTTGCTTTCCATAAAAGCCTTTTCGGTCGCCCTTGCCTGCTTGAGGTTGTTTGCGACCGCTCGAAGGGATGTCGTCAAGCCCCTGCCCATCCACGGCATTTCCGGGTCTGGATTGAACACAAAATGCACAAGGTCGTCGCCGGGCTCGTGGTCGATTCCGTCAACGGTGATTTTGTAGCTATGCCCATCCTGCCGGAATGAATACCGATACGGAGCAAGCGGCTCAAGGTCACCCATGAGACCGTTATGTGTATGTACCCACACAACCGAGTTGCCACGGTTATGGATGAGCAAATCCATGACGATTTTCTCAACCCAGTTCTTCCGCACCATGTACGAGCACGGAGATATGTCTATCTTCTTGCTGAGCTCGTTCTGGATGCGGATGTCGCCCTTTGACGTGTTCTCTTTGAGGTAAATCGTCATCATGGACACGAGGCTTGCTATCTTCCGACAGCCCGCCAAAACCTCCGGATTTTCTGCCAGCGAGGTATAGCCGGAGACCTTTATGCTTTCGTAATCGTCCCCGCAGAGGAACTGCACAAGGCTGTTTGATTGG